GTTCGTGGGATGTCCTTTAATATTATCTTCCTTGATGAGTTTGCGTTCGTTCCAAATAATATTGCTGAACAGTTCTTTGCTTCTGTTTATCCTACTATCTCATCTGGTAAAAATACCAAAGTTATTATCATATCTACCCCTCACGGGATGAATATGTATTATAAGATATGGCACGATGCTGAAAGAAAGAAAAATGAATATATAACTACTGACGTACATTGGTCACAAGTTCCTGGTAGAGATGCTGATTGGAAAGAGCAAACTATTGCTAACACATCAGAAGCACAGTTCAGAGTTGAGTTTGAATGTGAGTTCCTAGGATCTGTTGACACTTTAATATCTGCAAGCAAATTGAGGTTAATGGTTTATGAAGATGCCATCAATTCTAAGAATGGACTGGATGTATATGAAGATCCTCAGAAAGAACAGCAATATACTATTACTGTTGACGTTGCTAGAGGGCTTGACGGTGATTATTCTGCTTTCACGGTTTTTAATACTTCCACCGTCCCATATAAATTAGTTGCCAAGTATAGGAACAACACAGTTAAACCCCTATTGTTTCCTGATATTATTCATAAAGTTGCAAAAGCATATAACCACGCATACGTTCTAATAGAAGTAAATGATGTAGGAGCACAGGTTGCAGATATACTTCAGTATGATCTTGAGTATGATAACCTCCTAATGGCAGCAATGAGAGGTAGAGCAGGACAAGTTGTAGGACAAGGTTTCTCTGGAAGTAAAGTTCAACTTGGTGTAAAGATGAGTTCGGCAGTTAAGAAACTAGGTTGTTCTAACCTCAAAGGATTACTAGAAGACGATAAGATAGTAATACAAGATTACGATATTATATCTGAGCTGACTACATTTATTCAGAAAGGTTCATCTTGGCAAGCAGAAGAAGGGTGTCACGATGACCTTGCTATGTGTTTGGTTATGTTCTCTTGGTTATGTGTACAGGATTACTTTAAAGAGTGTCACGATAATGATATTCGTTTACGAATGTTTGATGAACAAAGAGAAGCAATAGAAGCAGATATGGCACCCTTTGGTTTTGTTCAGGATGGTTTGGAAGATAATTCATTTGTCGATGATGATGGAGATAGATGGCACGCAGATGAGTATGGAGACCGTACCTTTATGTGGGAGTATCGTTGAAAGAAGGGGAATCATAAATAATTTCTAGAGAATATTTTGAACATTTTTCAGGAGAGAATAAGCAATGGCATCTACCCAACTTTCACCAGGGGTCGTTGTACTTGAGAAAGATCTAACTACGGTTGCGAATGCAACCATTGATAATGTAGCAAGTGTTGTTGGTTCTTTTGAAAAAGGTCCCGTAAACAAGATTGTCGATATTACTTCTGAAAAGGAGCTTTTATCAGTCTTCGGTAGACCGAACGATTACAACTACGAATACTGGTACACAGCAGCTCAGTTCTTATTGTACGGTGGTACATTGAAAGTGGTACGTGGTAACTCAACTGCATTGAAGAATGCTATTGACACAGCACAATTTACACTCACAACTTTCAGTGGATCCGATACAACATTAACAGTAACAGCATCAACCGACATAGCAGCATTAGATTTTATACAAATCAACGCTGAAATTATGAAGGTCACTGCTGTAGTCGGTAACGACCTTACTGTTGATAGAGGACAGTTATCAACTGCTGCTACAAGTCACGGAGCAGGATCACAAGTAACACTAATCGAGGATGCAGGAACTGCAACTACTATGAATCAAGGTGGAACCCTTGCTGCTGGTGGTACCTCATTAACAGTTACTGACGCATCAACACTTGGTGTTGGTACAAACGATTACATCAAGATCGCTGACGAAATATTACGAGTAAGTAATGTTGTTGGTAACGTATTGACAGTTAGCAGAGGAGAGTTGAGTACAACTGGATCTGCACAAACTGACTCACAGGCAGTTACTAAGTTAACAGTTACTGCTGGTAAGACAACAATTAACGAAGCAACATCAACTGGTGTTACTGTTCCAATTATTAGAAACGTTGAACAGTATGAAGCATCTGTTGAGTCTGCATCTAACAACTGGAAGTGGGGTGCAAGAACACCTGGTCTTTACGGTAACTCAATAAGAGTCGTAATGACTGACGCTGGTCCTGACCAGATCCTTTCATTAGCACAACCAACTTCTGCTGAGTGGGAGTTTGGAACTACTACTTCAATTTCTTACAGTCCAGCAAATGCTACTGCTAAGATCTTTAACTATACAATTGTTGCGATTCTAGACTCTGCATCTATAGCTGGGGACTTTGCTAAAGATGAGGTTTGGAGAGCAGAAACTGATGCTGGTGTAGCAATCTCAGTACAAGGAACCGTTAAAGCATACGATCCTATTACAAGAAAGATTGAACTTGCACTTAACTACTCTTTATCTTCTGATGTATTAGAAGTTGGAGATACAATTTGTGTTTGGACAACTGCTAGTGGTGGAACTAAGACAGGAGATCAAGCAAAAATTGAATCAGTTGAAAGACAACTATCAGTTGTAACTGGTGCTTCTAACCAAGCATACGCTGCAAACTACACATTATCTGATGATAATGCTGGTGCTTCAGCAAACATATCTGTTGCTTCTGTTCGTTCTGCATTCGATGACCTATACTTTGGTGGTGGTCAGAAGTGGAGCAACGTTGCTGCAAGACCTGGTACTTCACCTTGGGTATCTGATCGTGGTGGTGATAACGACCAAATGCACATACTTGTATTAGATGGAGATGGAAAACTTACAGGATCACCTGGTTCTGTTCTAGAAAAATTCCTATTCGTATCTAAAGCATCTGATGCTAAAGGTGTACAGGGAGAAACAATATACTATAGAGATGTTATTAAAGGTAGATCTCAATACGTTTACTGGGGAGCACACGAAACAGGATCCATTATGGATGTTGACGGTAGTGCCACAGGTGACATTGGTGGATCAGGTATTAGCAGATCATTTGATTTACTAAAACAAACTGCTCCTATTAAAACTAATGAAACATCATTAGGTCGTGAAATTATTGGAACTACTGATAGTTCTACTCTTAAGTATTCACTTCAAGGTGGTACTGACGGATATACACTTTCACGTTCAGAAATACTTGCAGGATTTGATCTTGTTGCTGACAAAGAAACCATCGATGTAGATTACATCTTAATGGGTCCTTCAATGGCAGACACAAGTGATACTGTTGCTAAAGCACAGAAGATCATTGACATCGCTGCAACTCGTAAAGATTGTATCGCATTTGTATCACCTCCAAGAGGAGATGTGATCGGTGTATCTGATACATCAGTAATTGTGAACAAGACTATTGATTTCTACAATCAGTTATCTAGCACATCATACTCTGTATTCGATAACAACTACAAATACATTTACGATAAATACAACGACAAGTACCGCTACATTCCTTGTAACGCTGACGTTGCTGGTTTGACATTAAGTACAACACTTAATTCAGAAGCGTGGTTCTCTCCTGCTGGTTTCAACAGAGGACAATTACGTAACGCAATCAAACTTGCATACTCACCTCTTAAGGATCATAGAGATAGATTATACGCTGCACGTGTCAACCCAGTAGTAGCATTTCCTGGTCAAGGAATCGTACTATTCGGTGACAAGACTGCACTTGCATATCAATCTGCATTCGACAGAATCAACGTTCGTCGCTTGTTCTTAGTATTAGAAGATGCAATCTCTGGTGCAGCAAAGACACAACTCTTTGAATTAAATGACGAGTTCACTCGTGCTTCATTCAAGAACATTGTCGAACCATTCCTACGTAGTGTTCAATCACGAAGAGGAATTATTGACTTCCTAGTTGTCTGCGATAGCAGTAACAACCCATCAGAAGCGATTGATCGTGGCGAATTCTTTGCCGAGATCTTCGTTAAACCAACAAGGTCGATAAACTACATTACACTAACCTTCACTGCAACTAGAACAGGTTCTAGTTTCTCTGAAGTAACTAATTGATCTCAAGAGAAAATCCTTTAAGGAGTAACTAACAAATGGCAGAAGCACAACCAGGACAGGTAGAACAGAGTTCAGTAAGAGCTCCGATATTTACCTTCCGTGATCAAGTAAGAGACTTTGCACGTCCCAATCTGTTCCAAGTAGAGATCTATGCACCTCCTGTTTTACAGGATAGTGTAGGTCCTCAATCAGGAGCAGTAGCGGGTAGTGTTGCAGAAAGATCTGAAAACTCATCAGGTGAATCACAACTTAACGCATCGGAAGCATCAGCATTCGGTACATTTCTTGTAAAGGCAGCAAACATTCCTTCCTCAGTGGTTGGAGTTGTTGAAGTACCTTACAGAGGAAGACAACTTAAACTTGCTGGAGACAGACAGTTTGAACCTTGGACAATCACTGTTCTTAACGATCAGTCATTCAAGTTCAGGTCATTCTTTGAATCTTGGTCAACAAACATCCAAGCATTACAACAGAACTTCCAAAACTCTAATACAATGGCTGACTACCAAGCAATGGCTAAGGTCAGACAGATGGATAGAAAGGGTAAGATTATTCGTACATATAAGTTCGAGGGTATCTGGCCATCTAACATCAGTTCCATTGGTTTAGATTGGGGAACAACTGACACTCCAGAAGAGTACACAGTTGAATTCCAAGTACAGTACTGGACTTACGACAACGACGTTAACACTGGAAACGCTGGATAAGCGGTTTTAAAACTCGTATAAATAATAAGATAAACAATAGAAAGTAAGAATGTCCCAACTTTTTGGTTATTCTCTTGAACGTGCGAAGAAGGATCGAAACAAAGGTCCTTCTTTTGTGCGTCCAGAGTCAGATGACGCAGCTACACCAGTTGCGGGTGGTGGTTATTTTGGAACCGCCATCGATCTTGATGGAACATTTAAGGACGAAAATGATTTAATTCGTCGTTATAGATCTATGTCTATTCACCCTGAGTGTGATAGAGCAATCGATGATGTTGTTAACGAAGCGATTGCAGGAGAGATAGATGATGTACCAGTTGAAGTAGAACTGTCTAATTTAAAAGTCGGTTCAGGAGTTAAGAAACAAATTCGTGAAGAATTTAATAACGTGCTCCGACTTCTAAAATTCGACACACGTGCATAC